CATAAGTGTCTATCACAGAAGGCTTAGGAACATAAGTGTTCTCGGCAACACCATTGGGTCCAATCGTAGCGTTTTGGAACTTGATAAATATACCGTATGTCAACCCGCGGAGAGAATTAAAATCATGAACTACATCGGAATTCAGAACCTTGTTAACCTTACGTTTGATAGTAAACCCAGTATTAGCACCAGCTTGAAGCAACATACGCTGTTTCTTAAGAATCTTCATATATGAACCAACAAGCGGATAATCATAGGGAGTAGTACCCGGATAACCCAACGCAGGAAGAAATGTGACCGTAGAAGACATCTCATATGTAGAATCATACGAATCAACGATCGTGGTAACCATATTGGAATCATCCTCACAATCCTTGCGATAAATGTAGTGATAAATGTCAATCCAAACATCATCATCAGTATCAGCATTAGTTATTTTTACATCCATAACCATAGACTGCAAATAGAACTTTGTAAGAACATTAGTGTCCGGAGGAGCAGTACCACCAGGAAATATATCCCGTTTAGACTCGAGCAGCTTAAACAGATCATTAAATCTATTACTAGTCGAATTAGCACACCCGATTTGAAATTCATCATATCCGGAAGAATTAGATAACGCAGTAGAAGAGGCAGTAGCCTTGCCGTAATGAGTCTGAATATAAGTATTCAACCCGGCAGATCGGTTAATTACACTCTGAACAGCCTTAAACATCCGGTACTTACGACCGCGGGGACGACGGGAGCGATTACGAGTCACAGAGACATCATGATACTTAGTAACAGCCCGGGCACCACCGCTACGAGCCCTACGAGGCGGAGAACGAGACATAGTACGACGGCGCTTAGTATACCGACCGCGAGCATCGCGCGAACGTTTCATCGATCTCATGCCCCTGACAGCAGCACTAGCTAATGACAGTCCAGATAGCCCAGCTCCAAGCGCCTTGGCAGCAGGAACGACATACGGGTAAGCAGAATGATACGCTAAGTTTCCAGCAGCAACAGCAAGAGGCAGATAGTTGGCCATGGGTCACACAACCCCCGTAATATTAATATACTGGGGGTTGTGGTCACAAGTGCAGCAATATAAAAGAGTTTCAAAGCCAAACAATTTATCCTAATCCGTCTCGTCAGACTTGTCATCCCCCACCCCCCCCAGGGTGTGGGGTGGGGGATGACAAATCAGACTACGACGCGGTTCCGCATGAGGGCAAAGAACGTATTCCTAACCTATCCACAATGCGACGGACTAATCATCGCAGAACTATGGGATTTCCTAAGAGGAAACGGTGCAACAAAGGCAATCATATGCAAAGAGCTACATCAGGACGGAAATGAACACGTACATGCGCTAGCTACCTACAACAAACCAATTCTAGTGAGCGACCCAGCAGCATACGACTTTTATGAATGGCATCCTAATATCCAATCAGCAAAGAACCCCGCAGCAATAATTAATTACATCAAGAAAGATGGAAATTATTTCGAGTATGGGATCAGCGAAGAATCCCTGTTTGACAAGGCAAGAAGACTGGGGTTCGAAGAGTATTTCGACGAATGTCTCAAGAACAGAATACCCTACCAATATGCGATGAACGCCTGGACGCAGACACAGAGAGTGACAAGTACGCTATACTCGAACGAGACGAAAGGGGAGGTAACGAATCCGAGCCTGAGCTTGTGTTTTCTACCGTCAACACTGAAGAGTCTAGTAATAATCGGTGCACCAGGCACAGGCAAGACAACGAGAGCAATCCGTTTAGCTCCAATGCCGTGTTTATTTGTAACACATGTCGACGACCTCAAACAGTTAACGAGTTCGCACAAATCCATCATCTTCGACGATATGAGTTTCGCCCATATACCCCGAGAGGCCCAGATAGCTATGGTCGACAGAGAACAGCCACGCAGCATACACGTGAGATACGGGGTCGCCTCCGTACCGGCGGGTATCGTAAAGATATTCACAGCGAATCGCCGTCCTTTCGAAGAAGACCCGGCTATTAATCGAAGAATACAAGTTTTTTTGGTTTATTGAGTTGTTTTATAGTAACCCTGAGTACAAAAGTTATTGGCAATTTGTCGATAATGATAAGTATTAGTAACATAAGTGTCTATCACAGAAGGCTTAGGAACATAAGTGTTCTCGGCAACACCATTGGGTCCAATCGTAGCGTTTTGGAACTTGATAAATATACCGTATGTCAACCCGCGGAGAGAATTAAA